GTGGATATTACACCCATCGATGTGTATGACATGATTGAAGACAAGTATAAAGAATTGGAAAGCCTGCACTATGCGCCGCCGACGGAATTATTCAAGGCAATGTATTACTACTATTTGTCACCGAAAGAGTTGCTCGTTGTGAAACGTTTCAACAAGAAGGCTCTTACTATACTACTGGATACGATAGTGCTGATGTATAAGCGCGCGATTGTTGCACCTGGTGAGATGGTTGGTATGATTGCAGCGCAAAGTATTGGAGAACCGACTACCCAGTTGACGCTGAATACATTTCATAGTGCTGGTGTTGCATCCAAGTCAAATGTGACGCGTGGTGTGCCGCGTATTGAAGAGATCCTGTCGTTGTCTGAGAATACGAAGAATCCGTCGCTGACGATTTATATGAAGAAGGACGAGGAAACCGATAAAGACTCGGTGCGCGATAAAATTCCGGTTGTTGAGATCACGCTTTTGGGCGAAATTGTTGAAATGGTTGAGATTTGCTTTGATCCGGATGATATGAACACGTTGATTGAACAAGACAAGGCAGTAATGACGCAGTATTTTGAGTTTGAGAAGATGGTGGACGAATGTATGACGACGATTGCATCAGTTGGTGAAGATCAAGGCCAAGGTAAAGAAGGACAATCGACTGGCGAAGGTGGAGAACTCGTTGAAGAGCTGATTTCAAGCACAGCTGCGACGTCGTTGAATAAGGCTGGGGGTGTGGTAGGTGCCGCCGCCACAGAGGCACAGCAACATCAGCAACAACAAGCTCCAAATGAAAAATCAAAATGGATTATTCGTATGACGATGAACAAAGAAGAAATGCTCGACAGAAAAATTAGCATGGATGATGTCCACTTTGCGCTTAAAAATACGTATGGCGGCGAAGTAACATGTATGTATACCGACTACAATGCGGACAATTTGATTTTCCGGATTCGTTTGAACAATATTATTACAAATTCTAAAAAGAAAAATAGCAACCCGCTTTCGCTGGACCAGTCCGACCAGATTTATATCCTCAAGAACTTTCAGGACAATATGTTGAATAATATCGTATTGCGCGGTGTCAAGGGGTTGTCAAATGTGCTGCTCCGAAAGATTACGGACTCGGTAGTAAAAGTGGACGGATCGTATACAAAGAAGGAGACGTGGGTGCTTGATACTACAGGAACAAATCTGCTTACCGCATTGTCGCTGGATTATATTGATGTAACAAGAACGATTAGTAATGATATTCAAGAGATTTATAATGTGCTAGGTGTTGAGGCAGCACGCGTAGCTATACTTACGGAGCTTTCTGAAGTTATGGAGTTTGACAATACATATATTAACTATCATCACTTGATTATGTTGGCCGATAGAATGACTGCGAGTGCAAATATGGTGTCAATATTTCGTCACGGAATCAATAATGATGATATTGGGCCGATTGCAAAAGCTTCATTTGAAGAGACGCCCGAGATGTTTTTGAAAGCGGCGAGACACGCAGAGTTGGATGAGATGCGCGGTGTGTCTGCGAACGTCATGTGTGGACAAGAAGGATACTTTGGAACAAGCTGTTTTCAAGTGTTGCTAGATATGAATAGGATGATGAAATTTAGCGGCGAGGCAAAATATAATGTCATGGATGCTAACGACGAGATTGAAGCGGCATTTGAAATGGAAAATCCCGACGACGCGTGTTCAATACATAATCTGTCAATGAATGCAACTATTTCCAATATTAAGAAGGAGAATCTGGGTAATGTAATGATGAGTTACGATGCAGGGTTTTAAATATAGCTTGCGAATACCGATTCGAATACCGGTTCGAATACCGGTTTATATAATTATAACTATAATCATAATCAGTTACAAAATTATAATTATATTTCATTTTTATTTCATTTTTTATTTTATCTTACATGATTTCTATGTGTTTTATTTTATTCTTCCTCTGGTTGTTCAGGTTGAGGTTGAGGTCGAGGTTGTGCTGCTGCTTCTGCTGCTGCTGCTTCCACCCCACTCGAACTAACAGAAATGGGTTGCATTTTTTTAGAACCAATTTTTGCTTGAAAAGTTGGCAACTTTAATAATGGAGCGACAGACGCTTCCGGTATCTGTGGGGGTGTATAGTCTTCAATAGAGGCGATATTCAGTTTTGGAACTACAATACCCCTTGCTCTTGTTTTTTTTGGTACTGGAGCTACTAGCGGTGCTGCTGCGGCAACTTCTGCAGTAACATCGGCAGATTCTTTAAAAATAGATAGTGGTGCGGGCATTGTGGCAGACTTTGCTGCAGATAATGCCTTGGGTTTCGCTTTTTTACTTGCAGATGAAGAAGGTTTTGGCACAACTTCCTTTTCCTTTTCCTTTTCCTTTTCCTTTTCCTTTTCCTTTTCCTTTTCCTTTTCCTTTTCCTTTTCCATTTTTAACAATGATGGCGGCATAACGTGTTTCGTAGATTTTGAACCAGGTAGTTTCTTTTTGGATAACTCTAATGCTAGTGATGCAGGTTGGTCTAAAGGAGGTTGAACTTTGTCTTCAACGTCGGCTAGTTCTAACTCTAGTGACTCGTGTGGAGGTGTTTGCGATTGTGACTCTGCGGAAAAAACAGACACGGCGCGTTCTCTTTCTTTTAATAATGCATATAAGTTAAAATTCTTAACAAAAGATATTATGTATTCTTTATTATCTGTAAGTTCATCCTTTCTCAGTTCTCGTTCAAATACATTATCGAGGTCATCCATACTAAGCCCTACTCGACTTGATATATCAGTTGACAATACATAGTGTTTTGACATTTCTTCTAATATCTTATTTTGAACATGTGGGCGTATTGCAGATAAAGGCAACAAATATGTATCATCTTTGCTTATGATGCTATATGTCGGAATTTCAACACCCTCGTTTTTAATTCTTGGGACAACGAGAAAATAATATTCTTGTGTATACCTTTTTGGGACCGCGAGCGCTGATGCTGACATACCCATACCCATACCCATACCCATACCCATACCCATACCAGTAAGTTCTCCTTCTTCTGACTCGGAACTTGAATCGCGATGACGCTCGACATCTGCCTCTTGCAACTCTACTACTTCTGATGCATCATAAAAATAAGTCGACAAGGTGCTAAAAGATTGCCGAGTTTCAATTAATGTCATATTCGGGTAGTATAATAAAATAATAGGCAACTTAAAGTAATTTGCAATAATCCATATATCCAAACGTGTCAACCAGTAAGACTCTAAAAATGGAATTGTCTCTATAAAGTCTTCGTCTTCCCCTGTTTTAATTTTTTCTTTATATTCATCGCCTATATCTTTCATACCATAGTATTTAAAAATATCCGCAATATTATTTTTCGTATGTATTTCATTGTTCGAATTTTCAATGCATTCAATATAAAATTGCAGAATGATAAGTTTAAGCCGGTTAATAGTTATATTTTCTAGTTTTTTATTACCGGATCGTGACGCTTCAATTCTTAAAATAAAAAGCAATATTTCAAAAGTGCATACATGTGCAGATGGTGCAAATTTCGTCATCTGTATACTTTGCAAAGGCGGATCAAAATATTTTTTATATTCAGTTGTAAGTGGTTTTATTTCTGTTGCACATATTTGTCGATGTTCTTGGTGGCTATCATATATACTTTCATATAGTTCTGTTAGGATGGGGTTAGTGGTATCATGTGTATTAAAGTTTGCATATTTATTTTCGATCATAGGTTTCAAGTTGTTGAAATATCCACTAATAAGCATAGTTTGCGATAATATAATTTCATCCTGTCTCAGATTGTATGCGACATTCATAAATGGGAATATTTTCCGATCGAACATAAAAACACGAATGCGATTGTATCGAATGAGTTCATCTGAAAGTCGCGCAATATACATTACTTCGTTGTTGTGCATCGGATTAAGTAGATTTTTTTTTGGAATCACCATTTTGCATCGCCCTTCGTCATCCGTTTCTTTTACGCAGTATTTTGTTTCACTGCATTTTTCGGGATTTTTATTTAGGCTCGTTAAACAACTTGTAGTGACTTCGCCAATACTTTCCAACACCTCATCTGTGTAATGCATGCTATCAAATGTTACATATTTTGAAATAAGACTTTTAATATAGGCTTGTATATTTGTGAGTTTTAAAGGATAAGGCATTTCGGAATCGGTTTGTTTGATAAGCGCTAGTAAGTTTTCTTTGATTTGGTTATTTTCATATTTGTTAATAAGAATTCTCACTATATTTCGAAACACATTATAAAAATTGTTTTCCAAATAAATATACTTTACATATTTCTCGCGCTGTGGGTCAACTTTTAAGTGTGTATTTATTTCCGAGTCGGCTATATTGTAGTCGCTTGCATTTAATACAGGAATATCAAATATACCTTCTGTTTGCACACTTTCTTCATCGGTTATTTTGATAGATATAAATTGGTCCGTTTCAGTTATAACTCCGGCAATCTTTCCATCATCAATTACTTTGAATCGCGGCCTGCATGGTATTTTTATTTTATCATAAACATGGTTAAGAAAAATAATCGTTTCATCGTATGTTTTCCATAGTGTCTCGTCGTCGATGTAGTTGATTTGTTGGATAGATGGATCAATTGCGGATGGTTCGCACATAATTGTGCCTGACATTTGTCCTTCGTTTTCTTCGATAAATAATCCAATGACTTTTCCATCAAAGTTTAGAATTTGATTTAAAATATTTAAATTTCCACGGGCGAGACGAGGTTTTAATTCCTCCAAGCTGAGGTTTCTATCAAACTCATATAACTTGGTGAATTTCTTTGTTGCGTTAGGTGTTCCTTCGCGTGGAATACTATTATATGGTTTGCATTGACTATCATACGCATTTTTAATCTTTGTAAGAATTTTTCGAATCGTTGCAGGTATTTGTGATAACCTTGTTTCACCTATAACAGCTTTCATAGTAAATAAGTTATTAAATATGCGTGGTTTTATGTTTAGGATTTCGTATATTGGTTCAAAAAATATATTGTTTTTAACTTCGCGTTTTACTAAAATTGCAGTTTTCTTATTATCGTTAAACCATTCTTTTGTGTAGTGATTTGTGGGACATAATACTTCAATATTGTTTGTAATATCTCGATTTGATATTTGTAAAATAACAAGATTCAAACCATCGACAAATAGTTTTGGATTGGGGCGACTAATTATATCCCATAGAAATTCATAGTCTATATACGATTTCTTACTCTTAATATAACGAATAAAATTTTCATATGAGCATACAAGTTTTTTAAAAAATACATATTGAGGATCGTCTACATAGTAACTTTTATCTTTGATACTTCTGAAAATAGCTGAATCTTTATACTTGAATTTGGAACTTTTAATCAAGGATTTAAATAGTGTGTCGTCAACAATACAATTCTTTTCTTGTAGTTGTTCTGGTTGTAGTTGTGTTCTCATGGATGCTTCAGATGCTCGCGGTGAAGGACTTGGCGAGGGGAGTGGGGAAGGGTTTGGCGAGGGGAGTGCGGGTTTAGAAGCAGAAGATGGCGTAGGTGTAGATTGAATTCCTGTAATATCTTGAATTTCCGGTGATTCTGATTCTGATGCGCGCGCAACTGCAGGACTGGCTGCTGGATTAAAAAAACTAACCAAGTCTACATCTTCGCTTTCTTGTCCACTTTCTTCTTCGGTGTCACTTCCTTCACCCCCGTCGAGTTCTTGTTCAAAAGATTCGGATGCATTTGATCTAGGTGTTGTATTACCTATTATACCCAGTTCACTAATCAATGACTCTGCATCACTTTTTTCATCGTAGTCGTCCATGCCCGTGCCCATGCCTTCATTATCTAAGTCTGCATCAGGGTTTTGATATTTTTTCAAACTGAACGTATCAATAAGTGAACCATTCTGGTATGTCATAAACGCGTCAATATCGAGTGCATCAACTATAATTTGTTTCATTTTAGAGATTGAGATATTTTTCATAGGCATGGCAACAGGACCTCTTTGGTGTTCAATGTATTTTTTATAAATATCAGCAACTGCGCCAATAAAGCTTTGACTTTTGTTATAGTAGATGAATTCCTTCTTTTTAATCGTATAGCCCTTCTTGTTTACCGATTTATATGTTCTAATATTTTTAACTTCGCCAGGTTGGACACCTTTTTGAATCAAACACGATACATTCGGTTTTAATATAGTGCTTCTATCATTGATAGTGCATGTTTTAAAACTATGTGTAAAAAACAATTGAAGCTGTGGTAGCAAGTAACCATATGAGTTATCGCTTAACTCTGTATTTCTTTCAGGACCCATAACAACAAATTCTTTTTCTAATATTTTTTCGCGTTCGCGACTTGCAGTGCTTTCAATATCAGACATATCGCTTTCACTCAGAATAGTCCGCGGTGTTTGTATTTGTCCTTCTTCTTCTTCTTCTTCTTCTTCTTCTCTGATAACAGAAATATCTTTGCCTAATTTGGTTGCTTTTTCGAGTTCTTCTTTTCGCTTTAAAGAGGTTAATTTTTTAATCGACGCAAGAGGTTGAGGACGGAGGAGTAGAGAAGGTTTGCCAAGTTTTGCTTCTGCTTCTCGGTGTGCCATTTGTTCGACTTCTTCATCTTCTACACGCTTAACATCGGGTTCTGACACTTGCATAGATAGTGCTTTCAAACTACCAAATTTACCTCTCATTCGCTGAACGGGATTTGCCAAAAATGCCTTCTCTTTTCCTTCACATTCAAAATTAAATGAGTTTGGATTTTGAGCATTATGTGCAGTAATACTTGGACAACCGCATGCTTGGCGTTGTAAATTTTGTTTATCTTTTATAAAATTCTCAGAACTGAAACAACACGGGATGCAATGTTCGCTACCCGCACTTTCTTTGCTGTCAATAAAACCGGGCGATAAGTTTCTGTAATCACCGGTAGAAGGATCAACGTGATATTTGTCTTTAAATTCAAATACGTATTTACCGGGTGGAACACTTTTTGCACCTGATGGAATAACAATATCTCCATCACGCTCTTTTAATTTTTCCACTTCTTCGCTTGTTAAACTTACATTTCGTCTCAAGTCCCAATATCGTGGACATATATACCAGAAATTCTTGCTCTTGGATGACCCATATTTCATCGCCCTCTCATATGAACCGGGGTGGTTTTTATCAATATGTTCTTTTTCTTCGTTTGTTAAAATCACTGGTTGACGTTTTACTGTCCAAGGGCATGACCGCGAATATTCCTTTACACCGGGGCGTTTACGAAATAAAACAGGATCATAAGCTTCTAATCTTTTAAAAAAGGGATTAGGGTTTGATAAACTTGCACCAGTAATATCTTGCTGAACACGCCCACGTTCTGATGTCATTGCTCTTGATTCTGTTTCAGAGTCCGAACTTGTTCCCGGTTCTGATATCGGAACACGAAGTGATGCCATCCCTAACTTACCAAGTTTTGGTGCTTTGCTTGCAATACTGAGTTTTCCTAATGTTTTTAATTGCTTAGGGGGTGCGGCAGTGGCAGCGGCGGCGGTGGCGATCGATTCTACTTCTTCTGGGGATGAAATATCGCTGCTACCGATAAGTTTAATTTCTTTGATTTCGGGAAGATCTTCTTCTTCTCCTTCTTCGCCTTCACTTTCAGTGTCACTTGCACCTCCACTATGTTCACTTTCACTGCTGCTGCTGCTGCTACTGCTACTGCTACTGCTCCCGCTTTCATCGTCAGATAATCCTTTTATAATATCGATATCAAATCCTGATCCGCTGCCACTGCCGCTGCTTTTTTTACTCTCCTGACTTCCCTGGCTTCCTTCACCTTCACCTTCACCTTCACTTTCGTTTTCAGAACTAGATAACCCTTCTATATTTTCAATATTAAATTCGGGTGATGCTTTTGATGTTGATTCTGATTCTCCGTGTTCTTCTAATTCTGGTGCTATGATTTCGGATGTAGGTTTTCCTTGTTCTTCGCTTTGTTCACCCTCGCTTTGTTCACCCTCGCTTTGTTCACCCTCGCTTTCATCTGATAAATTACCTAGCAATAAATTTTGAAAATCAAGTTCGCCAATTGGGTTACTTTCTTCTTGCGCTTGTTGTAAATTCTCAAAGTCAAATATTATCTCATCTGCATCGTTTTCGCCCGATACTACTACATCTGTAAGCATGGATTTATCGCCATGAACAACAAACTCTTTCACTTCTTTTATCTCCTTTTTACCTTTTAATGCAGGAGAACCTAGGCCATCGCTTACATGACATAATTTTTCAACTTCCTCATATGGAATATTTGTAGTAGGTTCAGTTTTTTTATTTTGCAGTATACGCAACAATGAATCAATCATCTTCTCAACATGGTCTAAATAATATATATTGTCAATATTCTCAACTTCAATTTTTAGATTACCTGTAGTGCTTATTTGCAAAAGTGTAATTGTCATTAGAAATCCTGGATGTGTATTTAATTTTATGCGCATTTTTTTATTCAAGTCTGAAAGTTGCATTCGGTCTAGTAAATCCGTGACATCTTTTAGTGCTTGTTCATATGATATTTTGAAATTTTCCATTAAACCACGTATCACATCTTCCTGATAACTGGATTTCAAAAATAGTTCAACAATAAATGCTTCGCGGCCTTCTAACTCATTATAATTTGACACACGCTTGTATCTCATAATAACACGCCGCGATTCATCATAGTTTATGATATTGAATATACTTGATATACAGCCAATATTTTTTGCAATATTTAACTTGAAACTAGGTGGTAAATTTAAAACCGACTTATACTTTATTTCGCGAATCGCTACATTTTTATGGTATAAATCTTCGAATAAATTCATTATATAACCATTTTGACTAAGAAATATGGCAACTTCGTTGATAACGGGATTCACACTTTCTTTAATTATGTTTTCCGCCTCTCTGTCATTGATAGGTTCTTCGACTTGAAATGAAATAAATATACTTCCTCTTGTATCAAATTCGCATCGTATTGGAATGACATAGTCTTTTATTGATTCTCCTTCTTCATTTTGTATCGAATAGATGCAATGAATAAGAATCGCCAGACGTCGTTCAATGGTTGCCTCTTTTATTATTTTATTGACACTACTTATTTTTAAATAAGGAATTCTTTTGCCATTTTCCGCAATACGATTTGCATATAAGCGGTACATCTTTTCTTCAAACCTTCCTTTTGTTAATTTTATTAATGGCTTTTCATCGTTTGCGTGTATGATTTTAAATAACATGTCAATTGGAACATTAAAAACATTGTCTGGTTTTATTTCAAAATCTAGTGAGTAAATACCATTTGTCATATATGGGATATTAGTAGTTTTTTGATAATATGCTTCATAAAAAAGGTTTACGTTATCAACCATATCTTTGTAGTTTTTATCTTGCGTCAACTCAGCAGTAGATGATAATAACTCTTGTGCGTGTGTTTGCAAATCACTTATTGTGAATATTTCTTTTTCTGCCAAATAGGGATAGTATATTTGAATCATATCGTTAGGTGTAAGAGTTGCAACATTGGTAGCATTAGTAGCATTAGTAGCATTAGTAGCATCCGTATACTCTAACACATCTCCTGCTAAACATAAAAATATGGTTTGGCATACTATTGGTTCATAGTCAAGTAAGATTTTTTTATTTGTGGTTGAAATTATATTTTTACCTTGTTCTTTAATAAATGGGTCTATTTCTGTTACATTAAATGGATTTACGTTATAAATAATTTCTTCTCGGTGATATGTGAATTTTTGTCCTACGGGAATATCTTCAATAATAGGTAACTCTTGCAAAAGAACTTCTTCGTCCTCGTCCTCGCTCGAATTTTCATTTTTTTCACTATCAGGCGTAATTGTTTTTTCTATATCTGATACTTTATATTTATAAAAAAGTTCTATAATATCATCGTATGTATATGTATCTTTCAGCTCTTCTGTATCAGAATGTAAAATAAGTTCACATTCTTGTTTTAAGTTGTCTCTGTGTGAATTTGTTAAGAAGTCCATCAGCGATTTTTTTGTAACAAGTTTTGTATCATTGTTTGACAATTTGTTATATAATTGTGTTGGCGTATACATGACTCCTTGTTTGGAAAAAAGATATACCTCGTCAAAAGAAATTTGTTTATCATGACTAATATTTGAAATAATCTTTTTCTTTATTGTTTCGATAGTATCATCTCCATATAAACATTCAAACGAAAAAATGATTTCAATGTTATATTTTTTAATATTTTCTATTTCATTGTAACTAAATATTTTTTGAAAAAGAATTAAATTTTTGATTATTTCTTCCTGTCTTTCTAATTCATCTGCTTCAACATTTTCTAATTTTTCTAATTCTTTTGACAACTCTTCGCTTTGTAAAAACTCGACAAGTTTATCTGGTTCTATATTTATAAATCTAGTAAAATGCTGTTTTAATTCATCTTCGGTGATTTCCCAATTTTTTTTCGTCAATGGATTTGTTTTTCCATAAAAAATAACTATCTTTACTGGGATTTGATTATTTATTTCATCTCTTTTATTACTTATATATGCTATTTTAAATATATCTTTTTTTATTCTATCCCGCATTATTGTTATTATATATAATATAAGATATAATATAAGATATATAACTATAATCTTTAATATATTAAAACTATAAACCTATATTTAATATATTAAAGTGCAATTATTTAACTGCAAATACTAAATAGAGAAAAATGAGCGTAAAATTAATTGTAGCAATGTGTAAAAATAATGGTATTGGTAATAAAAATAAAATTCCATGGCGTATATCCGAAGATATGCATTACTTTTCTAAAAAAACATCAGGGAACCATCATGAGGTTATGAATAAAAAAAATGCAGTAATTATGGGACGCAATACATGGGAATCGTTACCTATCAAATATAAACCTCTCCCAAACCGATATAATATAGTTCTTACCAAAAATGCGATCAGTAGACAGCATATTTCTAGTCTTGATAAAGATGTTGTATTTTTATCTTCTATAGATGATGCGATGATTTTATGCTATGAGAGATATGAAAAAGGAGAGAAAGGAGAGAAAGGAGAGAAAGGAGAGAAAGGAGAGAAAGTATATAATAAAGAAAAATCAAACATATATAGTTTTAATAATATTTGGATTATAGGTGGTTCATCTATTTACCAAGAATTTATGATACGTGATGCGAGAGAGAATCTAAAAATATCAAAATATTATATTACTTATATTGATAAGCATTATGATTGTGATACATATTTTCCTCTTTTAGAAAATATGAATAAATATCATTTTACGCGATTTGAAAAATATAAGTGTATCGATAACAATACGCCCGATAAAACGCCTCTAAATATTTATTTCATAGTATTTAAAAAAATAGAATATATAGATGAAATAACAATAGAACAATTATTTACTTCGTATAAAAGCAAAAATGAACGCAAAGATAAACTTACACTTTATATTGGGGATATAGATAAAGGTAAAGGTAAAGGTAAAGGTAAAGTTAACATGAACAATATCGACGATTTTGAAATACTATTTTCAATGTTTTGTTCATAGCGCCGTGTTGCATATATATTAGTCAAACACACGCAAAGGAACGCAACCACCACAATCAATATTTTCAGTCTCCTCAGAGCACATTTTCAGTTTATTTGATAATATATCTTTCTTAAACATTAAACTTACATTCATCAATTTTTTAAATTCGGGAATATTGCACCTCCAAGGACATTCAAAAACTACGCTATCATCTTCTTTTATAATTCTTTGACACATTGAATCTTTTCTATTTGTGTTATCCGGGCTCATACACCCTGGTAAACACTTTGAACCAAAGAGACGTTTTATTAATGCACCTAAATCCATTTTTAATAACCCGGATATATCCATGTTTTTACTATCAGCTTTATCTATTTTTTTTGCAATTTGCGTAAGTTCTGCACTACTATAATTTTCTATAATTTTTGTCTGGTTTTTCATAATAGAAATATAGTATAATAAAATAATAACGCCGAATGTAAATATAATAATACATAAGGTATTCTTATTTTTATAATAATTTTCAAACAAATTACTTTTAATTATAGAGTATTTTGCCATAGTATTAATATAAACTAGTAATAAATAAATACTATAAATATATACTATAAATATATTTTTAATCCTTATATAACGGACTTTCGTCTATTGTCATTCCACAATAAGAGACGGGATTTTTAGAATAGTCAATCGCGTTATAAATATGAATACGCACTGCATTTTCAAGTAAAAATTTAAAGTTCTTCCAAAACTCTTCTTTGTGTCCAATTGACTCTGACATAGTATGCGCCAATTCATGAATTGATACAAAAGTTAATGTATTTTTATCAATAAGTGTATCTCCTGTTTTTGTCGTGTTTAAACAGAATGCAATTTTTTCACCCTTATTTTCACTATACGCAGTGTGTACGCTATCAACTTTCGTTTCCATAATAGTTTGTGGGTTGAAATTTTTAATAAGTCTTTGAACATTTTCATAAGTGGGGTATGTTTTTTGCATATATGCTACTAGTATTTTCATTTTTTTTGTAACACTTGCCAATAAGTCTGCCGCCATTTCTTGCTTAAGTCTTTCGCGAACACAATATTTGTTTCCATCTACATTGGAAGTTATACAATTTAAACCAACCATGTCATTATCAAAATAGTATTTTATACATACTATTAAAATACCTGTCGCCAGTATATAACTTATTATACTCATTTTTTTATTATTTGTAATTTTTTGATATGCTATTATGGTATGGTATTACGATAAGATAATATATTATACTATATTATGAATAGTCGAATATTAATTTAATAATTATATATAATCATTATATAATTATTATTGTTATACGCAATGCTTAGTAATGCTTAGTAATGCTTAGCAATGCTTAGTAATGCTTAGTATACCTAGGTGTTATTATGATATTTATTGCTTGCCGCAACCAATCTCTAGAGGTTGACGGAAAGGATCTGGCTCAATCGTAGTATTCATCCAAGGGCTTACGACAATCTGTGGACAAGGAACATCAGAGCGAAGTTGCAAGTTAGCATTACGAAGACTGCTTCCTACAGTATCAATACCAGTCAAATAACCGGCATTCAAAAAGTTTACACCTAAGTAGTCGCCACTTCCCATGGGCTGAATACCCCATGAGTTATTACCATCTTTGGGAAGAAGGTCAGAAGGATTATTGGTATTATTGCCAGTGCAGTTAGAAGGCATACCTGATAAGTTAGAGTCGCTTGAATTTAAAGAAGCAGAGTCAACTGCAAATGTTCCTGGATTTGCACCGGCAGGAATCATTGATGATGGAGAGTATGAATTTGCGTTACCAGAAGCACGTCTATTTCTTGAGGAGTAATTTTCAGGCATGAAATTCTTGTTTGAAGAATAGTTGAAAATCACGTAAATAAGAACTATTCCTCCTAAAAGTAAAAGAACGTGATGTGCCTTAAATGTTTTCTGTAAGTCTTTGAGCATCATTATATAAAATAAATGATAAAATATTTTTATAATTTTAATATTAATTATCAAATAAGAATAAGAATAAGAATTATAAAATTATAAGACACAAAAAAGTATAGAATCGAGATATCAATAAAATTCCTTAATACGATAAATATTATTACGATAAATATTATTAAATTATAGTGTGAATATTATGGATTATTAATTTTTTATTGTTTTAGGGCTAGATATTCTATTATTCATTATCAGAACCAGGATCAGAACCAGAATCGGAGCCAGAGCCAGAGCCGGAATCAGAATCTGTCTCAGAACTTGAGTCAGAATCCGAATTATACTCAGTATCAGAGTCAGAGTCGTCAAGCATGTAAGTGTTCTTAATCTTTTTAACTTCTAAATATGCATCAAATGCCAATTTTCTTGCTGTTCGTGCCTTTTCTTTTGCAGCTTTATATATTTCATAGTATATATCATTTGGTTTTTTGATTTTTATCCTTTCATCGTCTTTTATTTCTAAATCTACTTCTGTAATTTCGGTGATTTCTTGAACTTGATTGTGTTTTTTAATTTTATCTCCTTTCTCTCCTTTCTCTCCTTTCTCTCTCCTTTCTCCTTCGTCATGTTCGTTATCAATCGTTTTCTCTTTATTCATCATCGATGATGCTAGAGATGATAAAACATTTGATATAGGTTTAGGTTCAGCATTCATCAAAACCATATTTGTATTTACATCTTTTTCTATGTTATTGTGCAAAACTGCTAAAGAATCGTTTATAGATATTTCTCGATCTTGTTCTTGATCTTGTCGGTCAAATGCATCTACGTTTATATTTTCGTTAACTAGACTTGGTAGTGTAGTGGCAACTACAGGTTTTTTTATTAAACACGACTGAAATACAGGTTTCTCTGTCATAATAAGTACCTGACGTATTATGATTTCGAACTGAAAACTTCTTTGCGTAAATTTTATACCCTGTATTTCTAAAACTGATATCACATCGTTTTCGGGTTTTATATCATCGATTGTTAGTTGTTTTTCACTTTCATCAAATACAAAACATGTAGGCATTTTTAAAAGATTTTTTGATGGTGTTATATTAGCACGCATGGAATAGTATTTACCACCTTTAAATGGTCTTAACGCAGATGTAAAAGCATTTTCAATTTCAGATTGGTCAATTTCATTTGTAAACCATGAGTTTTTCTTTTCGTATATTTTTTCAACACACGATTTTTCTAAATTTTCCATAAACTCGATAAAGGATGTATCTTCGTTTGAAAACATTAAATCGATATATGTTTTTTTTCCTGCGGTTGTAATTACTCCTTGTTTGGTAACACATTTAGGTGTTTGTATATATAAAACCTGATTGGAATTGGTATTGGAATTGGTATTCCCAATACATATCTTAGTAAAAAATGTCCCGCTCCCACCATGTAGTGACTCGGGATGCATTAATAAAACTTTGCTAAAATCATAATTTGTATATGTTGTACAAACACTTGCGTTTGAGGGAATATCCATTTAATGCATAAGGAGAAAATATAGATGTCAATAACACGCAAAATATTATTATTTACGTTTTATTCTATAATGTATTTTAACTCATAAATACATAATAATATGATCGATATTGAAGAAAAAAAAGAATCCAATAAAGAATCCAATAAAGAATCCAATAAGGAATCCAATAAGGAATCCAATAAAGAATCCAATAAAGAATCCAATAAAGAATCCAATAAAGAATCCAATAAAGAATCCAATAAAGAATCCAATAAAGAATCCAATAAAGAA